ACTTCGATGAGCTTTATGGTTGCGTCGCCTACAGGCTTTCTTACACGAGCAGCCTGCAGTTGCTCCTTAATCCACTTCATATCAAGGTTGCCCATTTTGGCTCCTTTCTTATTTGATTGTACTGGTTGGGGTTATGGAAGTAAAGGATTCGAGGAAGAGACGATGATGTCTCCGCTCAAAATCCCTCTTAGTTCGTTGGAAACCTCATCCCATGTCGGAATGTTGTTCATATAACTTTCTTTCTGGAACGAGGCAAGTTCGTATCTTTCGGTGTGACTCATCTCCTCGACGGAAGTCGCTAGATAAGACCACTCCGCTCCCATGTGGCTGGTACGCCTCCAGTCCGTAATGACCGGCACATCCATGCTGAGCGACTGAGCGAGCAGCGGGGACCACCAAGGCTGCCCCTGTCGGTAGACCGAGATGAGAGAACCAATAGACCCTCGAACTCTGTCAATTACGTCTTGCTCTGTCTCAGACCTCTTACTTTGAGCAAGGACAACTTTCTGGGTCAGCTGCTCTCTGGTGCTCCTAAGCCAAACCGTGTTGGTTGCGTCGGCTGTCCAGTAGTTGCTCTGGGTTGCGTTCTCCGTACTGACGTAGTTCTTTTCAAACAGCCAACTGTCTGGAACAAGAGAGATAAGACTGTTTGCACCCATGACCAAGCTGTCTTGGTAGATAGTCCTACTCTCCGACCACGGGAACGCTGGGTAGTAAGTGTGAGGCCACTTCTTACTGTGAAGAAACGCTATAAAACCGTTGACCTCGTTCTGCAGCTGGTTGCTAGCTACAAAGTCCGAATAGTTTTTCCTTCTGCTAAAGAAATCCTTCGTCAGGTCTGACTTCCCAGTACGACAAGAGTTAATCGACGCTTGAAGTTTGTGCGGCTCCGGGGCGTCAATAAACATCTCAAGATTGCCGAGTTTCCATGCTCTGTAAGCGATGGCAAATGCTGGGTAGACCTTGTAAGCAGTGACGCTGGTGGGAGGAGCGATGCCTACGAGAACTTTGTCGTACTGCTCAAGCTCTTCCATCGACATGTCTACAGATGGCCTTAGAACAAACGTAACGTCTGCGTCAGCGTGTACTAGAGACTCGTAAAGGAAGTTTGCAAAAGTCGGTTTACCGAAAGTGGTCTGAGAGGCTGTGGAACCTGTAATCAGTACCTTCATATCTGTCCTTATCTATTCATAACCAGAGAAGCCGCCCAATCCGAAGACTGGACGGCTCCTCTAACCATTCGTTATGTGTATATACGGGGTGTATATACAGCTTAGAAGGGTGCAGCAGGTGCTGCGCTCGGAGCCGACTCAGCCGTAGTCGGTGCCGGTGCCGCAGGAGGCGGTGGTGCCGCTGCGGGAGCTGGTGAGGCAGCCGGAGCAGCCGCAGTCTGCGGAGCAGCAGCCGTCTGAACTGGGTAGTAGTTCTTGATTTCGTTGCGCTTCTGACCGTTGTAGGTCCGAGAGCCAATCTGACCACGGAACTTACGACCGGCAAGAGCCTGCTCAATCTGAGCGTTGGTCGGGTTCGAGTCGAAGAACTCCTTGCCAAGACCCATAGCTGACATCTTTCGGAAGAAGATGCCAAGTGCCGTTGGGTTGTCGGGAGAGACAACGAGGTTGTCCCAGACAAGGCGCTTGGCGTGAGGACCAGCCTCAACCTGCGTCTTGACGCTGAACATGGTCTTACCCGATTGGGTGACCTTGGCGACTCCCTCGACAACTACGAGTTCGTAGTCCCCGTCCGGGAGCGGTTCATAATTGTTGTTGGTCTCGCCTGCATCCTTGATGAGGTCGGACCAGTTGAGGGTGCTCATGCTGATACCTCTTCCTTCTTCTTGTTGTTGGTGCTTTCAGCCTGAGTACTTTGCCTCGGGCCAAAAATGGTGTCCAGCATTACCTCAATGCTGAGGTTCTGCTGTTCTACGACAGAGCCCAGTCGTCCCTGAACTCGTTCTCCCGCCTCGTAGTCCGCTGTGCGCTCGACGTACATACGGCGAACTTTGTGCGGGGGCTGAAGTGGGTCTTCGTTGGGGAAGTTCTCGATAGTCAGGGCACCGAGAATGTCGTAGAAGTACGGTGCCTGAATGGCGAGCTGCCCCTGTAGGTAAGGACGGTGCTTTCCGTCCTGAGTCACCCGAGACATCGCAGTGAGAACAACAGCCTCAAGCGGTGTGGTCGGGTGCATCGTGAGGTCACGAAGGTCACGAAGAAGACCGCCCATGTGGCGAAGGAGTTCGCCCCACTGCTGCATCTTCATTTGTTCGTTGCCTGCGATGCTGTCCATGCACTTGACCTGCAACTCCGAGATGGAGTCGATAATCAAGGACTTGAACTGATGCTTGCCAGCCTGAAGCCACTGGTAGGTCTTGAGAACCGTGTCGTAGTCACGAACCGTAACCACGCAGGTGTCCCAAGTGCCATCAGCAACAGGAGGCTCTTCCCTAAGCGGGTCCCAGTACTTCACGTTGATAGGGAGGAACCTGTGTCCACCCTCAACGTCAAGCATGAGTCTCGGATAGGGAGCTGTGACGGCGAAGGAGGACTTACCCACCTTTGATTCGCCATACACCATGACGGTCAGAGACCGCTGGATTTCACTCATGCGTCACTCGCTTCCTTTTGTTTCTTGTGTTCCGTAGTAGGCGTATGGGTCCGCCTCCTCGAACATTTCGCTAATTGCTTGCTCAGCCGCACTTCCATCGTCAACCAATGTGCAGACGTTGAAGAAAGGGCACTTCCACTTGCAATCACGACTAGGCCGTGGGTACGCATGGAACGCTGGGCTCTCCCCCTCGTCCAAGGCTTTGCGAACCCGCATTAGGTCAGCAATGGTGCCGTGGATGCGGTCCCAGAAGGACCTCAAGGTGAAGATGTTGTGACGGACCTCAATCTGGTCGTAGAAAGGGGGCCGTGCATTGGCGGTGCGCTTCACCTTTTTGAGCATGGTGAAGATGCCACCGTCAGAACGATTCTTCTCGTCTTCCTTAGTGGATTCGAGAAGCATGTAAGTCATAATCTGCTCATTCATCGGAGCGAGATTGGCGAAGTCACTAAGTGACCCACCGACGGTCTTGAAGTCACGGAACATCCGGGCTCCATCCAACTTGCGAACAACTCGCATGTCTAACTTGCCTGTCAGTTCGACTTCCCCGTTGAAGAGCGGAGCAGTGATTTGCTCTTCTGTCGAGACCATCTCAAGTTCAGCGTCAATGCCGTTCTCTTCGACCCACTGAAGGTAGCCGTCGAGCATGATGTGTCCAAGCTCTGCTTCCTTCTCAAGTTCTGATACATCTTTGAACTCTTCAAGAAGGAGAGCCTTCTCAGCGTTGACAAGGTTTGAGTGCGCCTCAAGGAGGGGTACTCCTTTTGAGTAGTACTGGTCTAGCGCTTCGTGGATTCGGCTACCGAGAGCCAAGGCACCAGTTACGTCCTTGTACTTGGGTTGAAGCCGTCGGTAGTACTGCAACCACCACTTGCGCCTGCAGTCTTTGAACGTTTGTAGTTCAGAGTTAGAAAGTCGAACAACGCCACTCATCACTTACCTGCCTTATCTGCCTTGAGGATGGAAAGCAGTTGGTCCTTGTCACGGACGACCTGCTCAAAGTTGTCTGCCTTGGTTTCCAAAACCTGCAGAACACGTTCTTCAATAGTCCCCTCGGTCACATAGTCCGTGATGATGACGGAATCGTGAATCTCAGAGCCAATACGGTGTACTCGGTCCACCGCCTGCTTGTGGTCTACGAGAGACCACGGGCGTTGGAGCATCACCAACCGACGAGCAGCAGTCAAAGTCACACCGACACCTCCTGCTTGAGCGGTGAACAGAATCCATTTTGTCTTACCACTTTGGAAGTCGTCAATAGCTTTCTGACGTTCGTCTTCGTCTTGCGCTCCTGTAATCAGACCGTGCTCAATCTTGTTCTTCGTCATCGCTGCGCTAAGAAGTTCGATGAGCTGACGAGAAACGGCGCAGACAGCAACAGAGTCTTCACCGAAGTCTCCGCTCTTGATGTCCGCCATAAGAGCATCGACCTTGCACGAGGGCTCTGCGAGAACAGCCTTCATCTCTCCTGTTGTCTCGTTGACTTCCATCGTTGCGTAAGAGTTTGCAAACTGGTTGAGACGAGTGGTCTGCGTCAAAATGCTGGGAGCAGTGAGAACGTCACCGGACTCCAACTCTGTGAGCATCAGGTCACGCATCTGCTCGTATGCCTTCTTCTGCTTCGTAGACATCTCAATGTCACGGCGTTCGTGAATCTGCTCTGGCAACCAAGGAAGCACCTTCTGTTTCAACATCCGTCGCATGTGAGGATTGATGCTTCGATAGAACTCGTCCTGCATGTGAGGCTTTACTCCAAGAACCAACATCCCACCGAAAGCGTTGAGCATCGTGTCAATCATTCGCTCAATCCACTTCGTCTTGCTGGGCCAGTCCTTGGGGCTAATCCAGTGCAGGATGCTCCACAAGTCAACAACGTTGTTAGCTATCGGCGTCCCGGTGAGCGCAAATCGAATGTTCGCATCGCCCGACGCTGACCAAAGCGCACGAGTTTGCTTAGACTTTGGGTCCTTAGAACGGTGAATCTCATCTGCGATGACGGCCTTGAAGTCAATCTCATTGAGTTCTCGGATGTGGACCTCGCATCGGTTGGTGCTAACTCCTTCATCATGTCCTCCACATTCTGAGCATCGGGTAAGGGCGACCGAGCCGTAGGGGGCCAGTCGTGAGTGGGTACGCAGAGACTCCCAGTTGATGATGATGACATCAATGTTGCTTTCTACTGCTGTCTCGAACTGCTTCTTCCGCTTTGCTGCTGTCCCCTTGACAACCTGAGTTGTCACCTCGGGCCACCACTTGTTGAACTCTCGGGCCCAGTTGTTCTTCAGTGTGTTGGGGCAGACAATAAGAGCCGGAAAAACATCCTCGCCTTGCTCTTTCAGACGCTTCAGCGCACGGATGGCCTGAGCGGTCTTACCTAGACCCGGCTCGTCTGCGAGGAGAGCACGCTTGGCTGTTGCGAGGTACGCAACACCTGCACGCTGGTGGGGGAAAAGGTCTTCGTCACCCTCGTACTCTTCAAGTTCACGGAGGGCTAGAGAGGGGTCAACCATATTGTTGAGATACTTGGTCGCCCAGTCAACTAGTTCTGGGCCAATCTCAAGGTCGGTGGTGAAAGTCGAGCGCAGGGCTAGACAACTTGTCCACGATAGAGGGACACGCCAAACCTGCTCTTGGGTTGACCAAGAAGACCCGGGGATGCTCTTACAAAGTTCTTTGTACCGCCAGTCGCAGTTAATTTGAATGTGCGACTTGTCGTTGTCGAGGTCTATCAGAACTGGCAACTTGCCATCCTTTCGTCGTTACGTCTTTCAGTGTAGCACATGCCTAACAGCTTGTGCGGAGTTTTTTAGTTTTTTCTGTTAGGCATCTTTCAGGAGGGCCCTAGGAACCCAGCCTTCCTTGACCAGCCTTAGCAGACCATGCCGGATGGCATCGTTAGCGTGCCCAGCACCGCCCCTGTGCCACGTTCCCAGTTCCTTGAGTCTTGGGTTAGGGAACATGTTTTTGGCGTTCACAGGGGCTTGGAAGGTGATTTTAGAGGGGTCGTAGCCGTAGCGGTGACAGAGATACTTGAGGACCCCAATCTGCTCTAGGGAGTAGGGGGCTTGAGAGTTTCGGACAGTTTGAGCGTTGATAATAAAACTCTCACAGCAGACCAAAAGCTCGCTCTGGTCGGACTCCAACTTCAAAATTTCTTCGACTCTTTGTCCAAATTCTTCAGCAGTCAGCTCTGAAGACTCCTGCACTTTCACGGTCAATGCATGTGAGTCATACGCCAAGAGGGCGAATCCTGTCGTCTTTCCGGGGTCAACTGCCATCACCAGCGTCTTCATGTCCACACCACTTCCGATACTCCGTATCTCTTCAGATACCTCTCGCACTTTTTGCAAGGCTTAGACATCGCTGGGGCACCGCCCTTGGTGATTCGGGCAACGTAAACCTTCGAGCCCTTGGCGTTTGAGCCAGCGGCGATTACAGCCGCAATCTCAGCGTGGATGTGGGAGCGACGCCACTCTGTTGATGGGTCGCCAATTTTTTTGTTTGTAGCTTGAGCAATGACACGACCTCGGGAAACTACAACGCAGCCGTGCTTGTATCGGCACTTGCTCGTCTCCGCTATTTCAAGTGCCTTTTCGAGGTACTTGTTCATGGTCAGTATTTCGCTCCCCAATTCTCTAGAGGGCCATCAGCATCGGCTGTGAGAGGGACGGCCCAGCCTTCGGTGGTAGTCATGCATTGTTTCACAAGTTGTTTGATTTCCTCGGCTTCACTGCGAGGAGCCTGCAGAACAATCTCGTCATGCACCGGGACAATGAGGTAGTCGGTCAGGTCAGCTTGGTCCAGTTTGATGAGGTTGCTCTTGAAGACTTCGGCTGCACCACCCTGAATGAGATAGTTAACCAAGGTGTAGGTGCGCTCTTCGTCGCAGGGGATACGACGACCAGTCCAAGTATGGATATAGCCCTGCCCCTCAGAACGGAGACGCTGTTGTCCAAGGTTGTCAACTTCCTTTTGGAACTTTGCCATACCGGGGTAGTTCACATCGAAAGAATCAGAAACAGCACGCATCTGAGCTTCTGGGACACCAGCCGTAACTGCCTGCTTTGCTACGCCAGCCCCATACAGTCGTCCGTACACAACACCCTTGATGAGGTTGCGTCGCTTGTCGGACTTCTGCATAGACGGGTCTTGATAGACCTGACGACCAATCTCGGTGAACGGGTCAGAGCCCTCAGCGTCTGCTCGGTGGAACAGGCTGATGAGATTCTCGTCCTTCGACAGCGAGGCGAACATGCGGAACTCAACTTGGTCGAGGTCCGATGTGATGATTACGTGGTCTGAGTCTTTGGGGATGAAGGCTCGACGCACAGTCTCGTCGCCCTTCGGGAGGGTCTGCAGGGCAGGGTCTGTGATTGACATGCGAGAAGTGCGAGCACCAAGAGTCTTCACAGAGGGATGGAGGAGACCATCAACGTGCTTCTCCATGAAGTTGAGGAAGTAGGTCGTAGCGAGCTTGTCTGCCTTGCGCTGCTTGAGAACGGTCTCTGCCAAATTCTTGACTTCGGGGTTGCCATCAATCGTCAACTTCTTCAGTTGGTCCTTGTTGGCGGACATCTGCCCCGAAGGGGTGAACTCCGTAATTTCGCCACCAAGTTTCACTATGAGCCTTGCCAACTGGACATTGCTTGTGATGGAAGTGTCGTAGGTGTTGTATGCCCACAACTTCACTTTCTCGGTGTAGTCAATGAGCTCTTCGTACTTCTTCTTGGAGTAGTCAAGGTCCACTCGGGCACCGTTGATTTCCATACGGGTGACAATCTTGCGTGTACCCATCTCAAGTTCGTAGGCACGGTGGTACGGACCCTGAGGACCACACTTCTCGTAAAACATCTCCCACAGGCGCATGGTGATAACGGGGTCAAGAGCGCCGTAAGACCAGTAGGGCTCGTAGTCGATAGGAACGGTTCCCCAAGTCCAGCCGTTGGTTGCGAGGCCCATGTCAAGCCCCTCCTGCAGTTTGGCAGCCATTGGGTCGATGTATTGAGAAGAGAGCGTCTTCAGCGCACCGGACCCAAGGGGGTCAATGATGTGCGCCATAATCATTGTGTCGTGGGCACGCTCCCAAGGAATCTGCCACCGAGACTGAACATCAAACCAGCGTGCTTCGAAGGCGATGTTGTGGCAGACGATGGGCCCGTGGAATCTTTCCATGGCTTCATAAAAGACGCCGGACCACTCTTCCCACGGGATAGACCAACCCTGCTGAGCGTCACCCACTTGCACCAAACGCAGGCGACCGTGCCACGGGGAAAGAGCGTCGTTCCTTTGACCGCCCGGGAGTTCTCCGGTTTCGGTGTCGATTGCGATGGCGTTGTGGGGTCGGCGCTCGCCAAGCCATCTGAGAAATGCTTGCGCCTTCTCAACGTTGTCTACGAGGTGCAGTTGCACCCCGGAGAGGTCAGTTCGTCCTTCAGTCGTCATTTTTCCTTCTTCGTTGGTCTAAGGAATCATCTCTATTCTATAGACCTTTTCGATGTTTTCGTCAATATTTGATGCGTGCTCTAGCAGCCGCTGAGCGACGTTCGTTAGATATCTTGCCCCACCTTGGTCGTACTTGTAAAGGGCTTCCAGCACAGCCTCCGGGTCTTCACTGACCTGAGCCCATGTTCGGTCTTTCTCGGGGAAGACCATGGGAACGTCGGTGGAGGGGTAGCACTCCTCGCAGGGGATGGCATCGTCCTTGAGTTCTTGGACGCCCTTTTCCATGAGGTTGTACCTCTTGACGAGGGGGCAAGTGGCTGCGTGGAATACAACCGACACACCGATGCGGGAAAGGATGTACGAACCGTTTTCTGTCTTGTAGAGGCGGAACTCAATCCATCGGGTGGAGCCCCTACGCCACGAAGAGGACTCTGCGAGCAACTTGCCATTGAATTGTAGGGTTCGAGAGCCGTCTTTTACCTCATACATCGACAGAGCCCCCTGTTGTAAGCACCACCGGGTCAGGTTCGTTTCTGTAATACAAGTACTGCCACCACCTGCTGGTGATGTCAAGGTATTTCATAATATCATCGGCATTTTTTAGTGGATAGGCGGAGTGTGCTGCCTCCTCATCGGGCAGTACTTCAATCTGCGAACCAAGAAAAGCCGTGTATGCCGCAAGATTATTCATGTGTTGGCTGACAACAGCTTCGTCAATGAGGTCAAGTTCATCGGTGTTGTTGTAGGTCAGATTAGTGGTATACCTGTCTTCACCAGCTGTAATGACCTTTTGTAGATGAGGCTCTTCGCCTTCTACATTATATAACTCGTAAGTTATCATTTCGTCTCCGTCAGTCGCTGTACTTGCTTCTTCAGAGAGTCTATCTCATCTTGCTGGTTCTTAATGAGCTCTAGAGACAAGAGTCCGATAAGTGCGTAGTCCACTTTATTTGGCTGTCCGTCTTTATCATACTCAATAAGTTCGTGCAGCCCGAGCTCTTCTACTTGCTCAGCGATAAGACCGTACTGCCACTTTTGTCCACGGTTTAGGTCCCTGTACTTATTCTTGTACTTAAACTTTACGAGCTCTAAATCAAGAAGCTTACTTACGTCAGTAACTTCGTGATTAGAGATTTCTTTCTTATATCTTTTAGAAGAATAATTGTTTTGTCGAGTGGTGCCAGCGTGAGCGTGGTAGCCGTTTCCGGTGGGATTGTGGGTACCACCGTCAACAGTGAAGCCGTGAACGTGAGTCTGGACATACTGGCTGTGAGTGTGGTTTCCTCTAGCGAAACTGCCAAAGGCGTTTCCAAATATTGCATTAACTCTCACTTGACCGCTGCTAGTTAAACTAGCAACCACAGGGGATACTCCTGCTGCTGAGGTACAGATAGACCCATTTACATCTGCAGAAGTAATGCTGTTATTGGCAATTTTGGCGGAGTTTACGGCACCATTCTGAATAGCATTTGTATAGACAGCATTACCGGCAAGAGCTGCCTCCGTAACGCTATTAAAAGCCATATTCCTAGCAACAATTGTTGCGTCAGCGATTTTTGCGCCGGTCACTGCTTTGTCATTAATACTATTCGTTACAACTTGACTGTTACCTATGTTGGTACTTAAAACTTGACCAGAGCCAATTTTGGCAGAGGTTACGGCACCATTAGCTAGCTTGTCTGTTGTAATGTTTAGATTTTGGATGTTGTTTGTGGCAACAGCGTCATTTGCCAACTCCGAATTGCCTACGGCTCCTGAAGCAATTTGCCTTTCTGTAACCGCATCTGCAG